TATATTGCAAACGCCAGACTATTTGTGCTTGCGTCTATTGCACATATACTATATGGTTGATCACTTTCTTTTATCATTTGACAATCCTTTTACTTGTCTTAAAGCCCTTTTTACATCATTTGGATTAATAATACATTTATTACACAATGGTTCATCATTATATATAGATAGTTTTTCTCCGCATTGCTTGCATACTCTATTTTTTCCTTTACGTTTTTGTCGTCTAGTCTGAATATACCTTTGTGCAATTTTTTCTTTAGTTGCTTCATCTCTACATTTTTCTGAACAATATATTTGATAAGATATATTGGATTCAAATGTATGATCACACCATCTACAACTTTTCATCTTCTAGCAACTCCAGAGGTTTAAGTTTAACTACCCCTGTCTCTGCTTCAGCGCATGCTTTTTGAATTGGACATGCCTTGCATATTTTAGAATTAGATCGATAAGGTTTTTGTGGAAGTTCCCTATCTTGCCAACTCTTATATACTTTTCGCATCCAATCAAATGCCTGGTCTACCCACCGACGGTAATGATCGTTTACTACTATAGGCAAAGTTAACAACTCATGATTATTTTTATTCTCATAAATCATTACTCCTTTGCCAACTTTCCAAACCTTCATATACATTAGCAACTGCATAAGATGTGCCATCTTGGGCTTTCTGCTATTCTTTTTATATTCAAATCCCTCATTGCTAATTGTTTTTATTTCTCCAATTACCCGCTCATCATTTATACTAAGCATTACATCGCCGTATCCATCAAGTGGTGGATCGTCTAACTTAACTCTAAACTCCATTGCTGGATGAGTTTGTTTATTATATTTTCTTGGAAGTGGATCCATCTCCATTGTTGAATCAAGAAGTCCAGAGGCTTCGATTGCCTCTTGAATTCTTTCGTGTCCGAGAGTTCCGTTTGTTCTATTGGCCACACCAAAGGGAGTAGAGTCATCATAAAATACAGCACCATCAAAAGCAAGGTACCAATATCTTGGGCATTCTCCCGCACCATAAGTTAAACCAGATGCAGAAAAATTACTCTTTTTACTAAACTTAGGTTTAGTTTTAACCATATATCCAGATTGAATTTTTTCAATTAATCCGTCAACAAAACTAATATCTTCACCATTTGATTTAGTGATTTCATTCTTTTTTACCATTACCTGTTTTAATAAATTTTTTGTCATTATTATCCTTTGTTTGAATTAAGTATATCAGATATTAGCGAGTTATGTATTTAAGAGCAGATACTAAGTTATTTATAGATTCTGCTGCAGTATAATATAAATTCTTTTTACCCCTATTTGACTTATCTACATTTGCCATCCAGGTTGCCTTTAAAGACATTTTTGATGCAATTGCTTGCAGTCTTACTATTTCTAATGTGGCAACATTCATTGGTATATCTGGCTTTAAAATAAGTTTGGCTATTGTGGTTAAAGCAACAGTAAACTCTTCATCTTCCATGTATTCAGCAATTTCAGATAACCCATTTATTAAGTCTAATGTTGTTTTTTGTTCATCCAACATTGTTGTTCTTTCGTTTAAGTGCTTCCTTGTATTTATCATCTAAATTTTTTAATATTAATTTGCCATGCTCTTCTTCTAGAATTGCCATCTTTTCTTGCCAAGCATCATTATATTCATCAAATTTACTTTTTTCTTTCCATTCTTTAAATCTTACTTTCCTAGCCTCTGGATCACGTGCTGGAATATTTAACTGCAAAATGTGCAGTCCAAACTTCACAATTATCTCCTTCTTTTAAAAGAATAGGATCTCTCCAATGAATTGACCCTGCTCCCCAAAAAACTAATAAGTCTCCATACTGCATATCAAAACTATGTAGTTCTCCATTAGTATCAATAACTATAGGCCAACTAATATTTGCATCTAATTGATAGTCGATTGTTAACTTAGTAAAATAATTATCTGAATCAAAATGAGGAGGAAGTTTAGGAGATACAGCAAGTTGTGTTCTACCACCTCTGGTTTCAAATGCATTTGGGTTATGTTTTTTGTTGTATGAAAGATAACTATTATGAGTCATTTTAACTTCTTCACCAACAAATTCGGAAGCAAAATCCTCTATCTTCTTTAATAATTTACCCGAAACCTTTAATTCTATTTGTTCTCTAGCCAACTCTGGTAAAACAAGTGGTGAATAAAAGCCTCCTGGTGGAAGGCTTTTTCCATGATCAATTAACTCTTTTATTTCTTTAACCTCATCATCAGATAAAAATCCTTTTATAATGTGAGGAATAACATCGTCATACTGTCCAAACTTTTTAGGCTTATAGGTTGCATTTATCATATATATATTATACCACTCCTCTAAAATCTGTATTAATTAATTCTTCTAAAATAGAAAACTCTAATATTGCTAATCTTATTTTTTTATTGCCTTCTCCCAAGACTAAAACTAAGGCAGGATCATTGTTATTTTTTATAGCGTCGGTGGTAGCCTTTGCCCATACATCATGGTTTAAAGTAAAAGACTTTTTGCTTTCTTTAAAATCTACTGTAAAATTTTCCCATGTTGCATCGCCTTTTTTAATACCTCTACCAGAATTTTTATGTTGCCTTGCACCAATTCTTTTGCTTTCATTCTTCTCGCTCATTAGTCTTCCTTTTTTTATATCCTACTTTAAAAAGTTCTACTTCAGATAAATGTCTATCTTGGCACATCCATGAAGCCATCCCAGTAGCCTTGTATATTCTAATAGTCTTTACTTCTTTTTTGCATGTTTTACAAGGAAACCTTCCCTCAAAGATAGAATACTTATCCACTAATCTTAGTCTTAATCATATTTTGTAGATCAAGGTCCTCTCTTACTCGTGAAACAAATCCATCTCTTCCCTGAACCTTTGAACCATCTGGAAGAATGTACCATGCTCCTGTACGTTCTACAATACCCATTAACTCTGCTGTATCAACAAGATCAGCAATCCCATCAACACCCAAATTATTTCCTCTAAAATAGAAATCATATTCGCCAGATTGAAATGCAGGACTGGTTTTAGAAAATTGAAGTTCCCATCTAATCTTTCTTCCAATCTTTTCCTCAATTGCCTTATCTCCAACATATATTTTTCCTTTTAATGCTTGGTTTTCTGATTCCGAAGAAAATAGTTTAACTACAGTAGATGAATAAAATTTTGTGGCCTGACCGCCAGTTGGCTGCTGACTTGTATACATTGCATTAATGTTATTTCTAGATTGAGAAATTAAAATTAATAATGTTGGCTTAACTTTATTATTTGCATAGTTTAACATCTTCCAAGCATTGCTAAAGTCACGAGACTCTGCGCCAATCTGCTTTGTATTTTCTAATTGTTTAAGTTCGCTAGAATCTTTTTCAAAATAAATAGCAGGTAGTAATGATGTAATCGAATCAACTACAATAATGTCGACTCCTGCTTCTATTAAACTTACGCCAACATCCACCATTTCATTAATAGTTCTTGCTTGCGAAACAATTAGTTTGGATGTGTCTACCCCTAACTTTTCTGCCCAATCTTTGTCGTATGACATTTCTGCATCTATCCAAGCACATATCTTTCCCTCAGCCTGAGCCAACGCTATAGTTTGTAGACATAAAGAAGACTTGGCACTTGACTTACTGCCCCATATAAGCACTTGACGCCCATAAGGAAGACCGCCATTGAGAGCACGGTTAAGTCCAAAACTTGGTGTTGCTGCATATTCTGTTTTAGGAATCTCATCTCCTACTAAAATACTTTTTCTTAATTTAGGATTTAGTTGTGCCAATACTTCTTCTATTGTTACTGTCATTAGAATCTTACTCCATGCTTCTTCGGTCTATGAGTGTTACGTTCCATTTTTTCTTTTATTGCATAATCAAGAGATTTTTTTACATACCCTGCTTCTGCAATACCAGCGTATAGATCAAGGGTACGAATAATAATATCTGCGAACTCATCTGATATTTGATCAGGATCCATATCTTTACGAAGTGCTTCCATTGCCTCAGATACCTCAGATACAATCATCATCATTTGCTTGGCTATAAAAATAGGATCTACAGTTCTATCCCAAAAACCTTTTTCAACTGCTGTCTTATGTATTTCTTCTGCTAAATCATCAAACACTTACATCCTCCAATATTACGGTTCCATCTTTTGTTTTTCCAAATTCAAACTTGTAGGCATGACCTTCTTCAATTTTCATATATGCTTTTGCAAAGGCAGTAGGAAATACTGTAACAGAGTGTAACTCTCTAGATGTATCTGCTAAAGTAAGAGATGCCATTTTTTTGCCTGCTTTCGTTACCCTTGGTTTAAATGATACCACAAATAGTTCATCATCTTTATATGGCAACATTCTATAATTTAAAAATTTAACTAATGCTGAATCTGATCCTTTTAATTCGTCAACTGGAACTGCACTAACAATCCTATTATCATTACATAAAACTAAATAACTTCTTCCTGCTTCAATTGTGGTTTGTTCTTCATCAAATATTCCAATGCTACCAGTTTTATCTAGAATCTCTACACGAGACCATCCCTTGCCTCTTTTAATACCTTTTACCATCCCCATAAGGATAAAGGATCCCTTTTCTTCAAAATCCTCTACTGGATTTATAAAAGCATGATAGTGAGATGGAACTGTTTGAGTAAACTCTGGTAGCCCAAGATATTCATAAAGATTTTCACGAATCTCATTATCATTTCTTGGATTATCTGGAAATGTTGCAGCGCCAATAATCCTTAATGCTTCTAATGCCCTACTATTTACTCCATTACCTTTGGTGAATGTAAAGTCTCTAACTTCCTCAAAAGACTTAAAAGGTCGTGCCGATATATATCGTTCTGCAATTTTATCAGAGATAAACTTGATACCCGATAATCCAAACCGAATACCCTTACCCTCAATTTTAAAATCAATATCCGAATCGTTAATGTGAGGTAGTTTAATGCTAATCCCCATTCTTTTCGCTTCAATAAGATATTCAGTTCGTGCATCTTTGTCCCTTTCATTCTTTAGTAATGAATACATAAATTCAATTGGATAATAATATTTTAGCCATGCTGTCCAATACGAGAGCGTAGAATAAGCAACCGCATGAGACTTGTTGAACGAATAACCAGCATGCGCTTCAAAGTCATGCCATAGATCACGAGCAGTATTAGGACTAATATACTTAGAAGCACCTTCAACGAATTTATCCCGAAACGCATCAAACTCTCTTGCATCTTTTTTCTTACCGATAATTTTACGAACCTTATCAGCCTCAGACCAAGACATACCTCCTAATTGAACACAAGCCTGCATAACCTGCTCCTGGTATAGGATACACCCATATGTTTCTTCTGTGAATGGCTTCATTGTTTGATGTAAATAATTTACTGCCTGCCTACCGTGCTTTCTTTCAATATAGTCTTTCCCAATAGTATTCATGGCACCTGGACGAACTAAAGCATTTGAAGCAGAAAGTTCTGCTAGATTTTTTACACCCATTTTAATTAGAAGGTTTGTATATGGTGTGGCTTCGCATTGAAATACACCCTTAGTATATCCTTCAGAAAGCATTTGATATACCTTTTGATCTGTCATATCTATTTTTAGCAGATCTATATCTGTGCCTTCTCTTTCTTTAATTATCTTAATAGTATCTTTGATAACACTTAATGTTTTAAGACCCAGCGCATCTATTTTGATAAGCCCGATTTTTTCAGCCTCTTCCATATCAACTGCCACAACAGGAATACGCTCATCGGAACCAGGAGAATTACGTGTCTCCATCGGTGCGTACCTAAAAATAGGATTTTTGCTAGTGACAACACCAGCAGCGTGTATACCAGTACCTCTAATACGACCACGAAGTTGTTCTCCATATTGCTCTACCTCTGGATATTTCTCTCTAAACCATTCTGTAGTTTTTGAAGTGCAGTACTCATCCCAAGTATCTACCAACTTCAAAACTTTATTTACATCTGCTAATGGTATGTTTAGTGCACGAGCAACATCTCGTACTACACCTTTATCTTTAAATTCTAAAAATGTTGCAATAGAAGCAACATGCTTATATTGCCTTACAAGATAATCTTTAACTTCATCACGACGAGAATCTTGAATATCTGTATCAATATCTGGAAAGTCATTACGCTCAGGATTAATAAAGCGGAAGAATAACAGTCCATGTTTTAATGGATCAATATCGGTAATGCCTAATGCGTAGCAAAGCAATGATCCAGCAGATGATCCACGACCTGGACCAACCATAATGCCTTCCTTCTTTGCCCATGAGATCATACTTTGAACCACAAGAAAATAAGGACCAAACTTTTTATCTTGAATAACTGTTAATTCTTCTTCAAGCCTATCAAGATATTCTTTGTTATTGTCCAAACCTTTTTCTGCTAAACCTTCTATTGCTAGTTGCTTTAATTGTTTATCTGGATTTTTATATTGAACTGGCAGAAGATTAAGATTATCTTTAATATCATAGTCTTCAATCTTATTGGCAAGTTCAATTGTATTTTCGTAGATATCTGTTCTAAAAATGGCCTGCTTCTCCATAGCAGCCTGAATTTCCTCATATGAAAGCAAATGAATATCAAACTTATTGAATGACATCTGTCTATCTGCACCGTATAGGTAGTCAAGACGCTTCATCAAGTCCCCTTGCTTTTTGGACTTTTCATATGTAGCATCTTTCTGAATTTTGTTTGAATATGTATTAAGAATAAGTTTTAACTCTTGAATTTCTTTTTGTGAAGGATCAACATGGTGACAGTCTGGAGTTACAATTGGCTTGATCTTAAACTCATCTGCTAATTGCAATATTGTTTGATTTATAGACTCATCGTTATGAGGCATTACCTCAAGATAATAATCTTCGCCAAACTCTTCTTTAAACCATTTAATATATTTCTTTGCCATTCCTAATTCGCCAAGTTCAATTGACTTAGCAATAATACCGCTAGGACATGCAGAAGAAACAATAATACCTTCTTTATATTTAGACAATACTTCAAAATCAATTCGTGGTTTCTTATAATATCCTTCAGTCCACGCTATTTCATTTAATTTATTTAGATTTTCTAGGCCTACCTTGTTCTTGGCTAGAAGAATGATATGGTTATACACCATGTCTAGTGGAGTAGTGCGATCTGCCTTGTCTCTTTGATCAAAACGATCTTCACACATATATCCTTCTATGCCAAGAATAGGCTTGATACCACTTGCTTTGGCAACACGATACATTTCTCTGTGGCCAGAAAGGGAGCCATGGTCTGTAATCGATATTGCAGGCATACCCAATTTTGTAGCACGATCTACATATTCAGATGGCAACCCGATACCATCGAACAATGAAAAGTGAGTATGTAAGTGTAGTGGTACGTAATTCATCTACTACCAGTCGATATTCGTCGCTGATGTAGATGAAGGCGAATCAAATCCGAGATAGAATGCTTCTTGTTCAGCATATGGAACACGACGCAATGCTTTCTCTAGTGGATATGGCTCAATGCCTTCCCAATTAAATGGTTCCTTATCTGGAGCCGATGGAATTAAAGTATAAGACGTTTCAGTTCCCTGACCGTTACGCTTTAACTTCCATGTAATATTTGAAATGCTTCCTGTTTCAAGAGCATATTCACGAATAGTGTTAAATGAAGATTGCTTGCTAACACCCATAGACCAAATAGCAACATAAGGCTTATCCTCAATACCATCATCTACAAGTACATTACAATAGAAACGCAAACGACCACGCCATCCGCTATTGCCTTTTGGATCTTTACGATACATTTCCTCAGCCCAGTCACGGCCTTCGGTATCCATAGTATCCACAGCCTTACGCTTATAGTCTTTTGGATTTGTATGTTCCTTAACAACAAGTGCAAGACCACGCTTGTCATTATAATTTGCGGAATCCTCATCCAATTCTTCAATGAACCGAATTTTAACTGCTTGTCCATCAGCCAACTTTAGCCAACGAACCTTTGGACCGCTCTCATCTGTTTTCTTATCGAGCAGGGCATTGATGTTTTTTAATCCCTTAATAACGCTCATAGTTTTTCTCCTTTGTTTTTTCTAGTTTAGCATAGACAGTATTGATTTGTCAAACTGGTATTCCAGTTCTTTTATTGACTTATCGTCCATATCGCCTATATCTTTATATTGTTTATCTAAGTTAATTACAGTAACATTTCCTTGTAATCTTTCAATTATTTTTTCTTTCATGTTACCGCCTGCTTCATCATTATCAGCAATAATTATTATATCACTAAAGTATCTTTGAAGCAAATCTATTTGTTTTGATGACACATTGGCTCCCAGCGTAGCAACTGCTGGAAATCCAATTTGATCTAGTCTAATTGCATCGAACGAAGACTCAACTACGTAAACTTTTGATGCTGCCTTAACTCTATTTAAATTAAATAATACTTTTGACTTAGGAAGTTTTGAGGTATTTTTAAAATCTTTTCCTTCAATAGATCTTCCAACAAATCCGACACAGAGGCCTTCATTATTCTGTACTGGTATACAAATCATATCTTGGTTTTCAGAATATCCAAGTTTAAACTTAATTACAGATTCCTTGGTAATTTTTCTTTTAATAAAATATTCTTTTGCTCTTTCTGATAAAAGGGCTTGTTCATGAAGTCTTTGAACCATGGACATATCAAACTCTGTCCACTCTTCTTTATCTACCAATTTAGAATTTACTTCAGACAAAATATCTGTTTCAATCTCTTTGCTTTTAATAAATCTAACAGACTCAAAATATGTTCTATTTGAAAAATGCATTACTAACTCTATAAGGTCTGCTGTTTTTCCACAGGAGAAACAAAAGAACAATCCGCTATATTTATTTATTTCTCCAGCAGGGGTGCGATGGTTAGAGTGAAATGGACAAAATACAATATATTCAGACTCTGCTTCTTTTTCTACAGTTACGCCCGATCCTGCGAGTACTCTTTTAACTTGGCTGGCTGTGTATAAATTGGTCTGGTTCCGTCTATCCCTAATATCCATTCTGCTTTTTTTCTCCCTATATATATTCCGTATACGCTTAATTCAAAATTAAAATAATTTTTTTGTTCATTATATGATAAAGTAAATTCTGGGTTAATGTCAAATCTTGGAGCATATCCAGATAGGCGCATTTCTGATACCAGTAGTCTGATATATTCTTGTTGCAGTCTATATATGGCTGAGTCATCTACGATAATCCCATCCAATCCAAACCGCTTTATAGCCTTGTGTGGAAATGTTTCCATGGAGCATATTATACTGACTTATCTTCATAATCCTTATACCTGTAATATCCCTTGTCAAAATCAGCCTGAACTAAGAATTCGCCCATAAAACCATTACGATTCTTTCGGAATACGCATTCAATAATATCACTATTAGATGCCCTGCCTAAAGCCAATACCCAGTCTGCATCATATGCGATTTGTCGTGACCATGCGGTTTGACCCAGTGTTGGCACCGTATCTAACTTGGTTACATCATCTGGGGTAGCAGATGAAATAGCAATAATAGGAACCTCTTCTGCAATAGCCATTAACTTTAATTCACGAGAAAGGTTTTTCATACGAATAGTTTCATTATCAGATTTTTGGTTTGGCGACATTAGTTGTAAGTAGTCAACAATAACAAAATCTGGCTTATACTGATCAATCTTTCCACGAAGAACTAGTGGTGTTATGTCTCCACCTGTATCATTTGAAATAATATGAAACTCTGGTTTACCTTGTACATGCTTTGTGTGCCAAGACTTCAACATATCCATTTCAACTTGTCCAGCGCTTAGTTTACGATGAGACCAGATACCCTCGCCCATGATAGCAAATACACGATTACGAACTTCAACTTCAGACATTTCAAGACTTATGATCATTGGGCTACGACCCTGTTTCCAAGCCTGTACAGCGAAATAGAGAGACAACCATGACTTTCCTATGCCTGGATATGCAAGGAAGACTCCCAGTTGCCCTGGCATGATTCCAGAGGGTAGATAGTTGTCAAATCCTGGCAGGCCTGTTTTAATTCCTATTGCCCCTGCTTCTTGTTGCTTCTTTAAGTTTTCAAAATATGCAACTGCTGAATCTAAATCAGTTACATCAATATCACGAATTGTTGCAGTATTTTTTCTTAGTTCTGCAGTTTTAGTTATAAGATTTTCTAATGCATCAATAGTAGAACCGCTTTGTACATCTGTTGCAGCAGATCTAATAATATCTTTTAGGCTATTAGAAAGATACTCTACCTGTAATTCTTCAAGATGGTGCTTAGTAGACCCTACTCCAGGGATGGGTTCAAAGTCTCTAAACTTTTCTACGACTAATTCTGTAGGTGGAACTGTAGAGTTATGCTCATAGTATTTTCTAATAAACTGCCAAACATCAACATGTGTGGTTAATATATTTTCAATATTAGCCTGCAATAATACGTGTGCCTGTTTGTCTTGTAATACGGCTGAGATTAACTTTGATTCTGTATTATTCACTCAGCCACTCCTTTGCCATCTTTCTACGCTGCGACCTATCAATTAAATCTTTTTCTTGCTCTTGTTTTCTTTCAAGTATATCATGGGCTATATATGCAAAATGATTCCATGAAGGGTTCTCTGTGACCTCAAAATAATATTCTAATAAATCATAGCAAAGTTCTAGTCCGTATGATTCTATTAAGGCATTAGCAGACCACTGCTCAACCCATTTATTATAGCGAGGCTCTTGTTCTAGTTTAAACTTATAGTGTTTGTCAAACCTACTTAACAGAGCAAATCGCTTCTGTTTTTCTGTCACACTACTCGCCTTCGGCTAATTCAACTTTTGCTTCTGCTATTTTTTCTGTTAACTTATCTTCAACAAACTTATATACACGTTCAAAGGCTTGGTCTGTATTTTCACCTTCACGCTTTGCATCTACAACTCCGAGATCTAGCCTTAAAGATTGAAAGTTGCCAAGATTTAATGTATATCCAAGTGTTACTGATACTTTTGTATCTTCCATTTCATACCCTTCTGTTATATTGATTCTGACCAAATTGGTATAAATCTACCGTCTTCAGTCTTCGTATATGTCAGTATACCATCTCCCATTCGGCGTGTCAACTCAGCCTTTGTAGGAGTAATATCATTTGTTATTAAATTATCTTTTCTTGGTCTACCAATATCTTACTTGCGACTCAGAGTAATATGATCTAACTTGCCATCCTCTTGCCCCGCCTTTTTGTGATCCTGTTGGAAATGGAATAATTCCACGCTTCATTAACGAGGGCATATACTTTTTATGTCTATTAACAAGATCAGCAGTTTCTCCAACAGTGTACGCTCTTTCTCTTTTGTTTTTAAAATCACTTATTAAACAACTTTCTAGTTGATCTTTATTAATATTATATATTGACATTATACCGTTTGATCTGTTATAATGCACAATTCTAACAAGGTCTTTATTTAGAAACCAAACTTTTTTATTACCAGGTATTACAGGGGCGAGATTGTACTCTTCGCTCGTTCTATTTCCCTTTTTAGTAGCCATCTACCTTCCTCCGAATCAGACGGCGGATGAAAAAACTTTCTTGATCCACACATTAAACAATATATTTCTAAATGAGAAACTGAGTTGTAAACTCTGTCTATCATCATTTTTCTGTAACATTTTTTGCATTTGATCATTAATTAGGGACACCGATGATAATTAAATTAACACCAATTGAAACATCTCCTGCTGAATTAAAAATAACTGTGCCATCTACTCTTGATGTTTTTGGTTGTTGTAAAACAACAGTAACGGTCTTGCCTGCTTCAGTACCATTAATATTAACTGGTGTGGCCACCACCATTGGAGGATACTTAAATTCTGGATTAAATTGATAGGAAAAATCTTTTTGTCCACCGACACTTTGGATTCCTTTAAATACATCAACATAACCTCCAATAATTCTTGTCTCTGATATTTTAAGAGATTGTTGAGGTTGTTGTGGAATATCAATTGTTACATATTTATAGATTGCAGGAGAAACCTGAACTGATAAATCATTAATAGCACGAACTATTTGATCTATATAAGATACATCTATTGGTTGTCCTGGTTCTGGTGATGGTATTTTTGCCATTATTCCTCCTGTCTAATTATACCAGACTGCCTTCATTTTCAAATAATATTGCATCTGCAAATCTTTCTAATGGTATTGTTTTTACTTGTACCGCAACATGAACATATGTTTTGGCTGTATCATAAACTATAGAGTAGTTAGTTTGTGATGTTTTTGTATAATATTGCCAACCACTATTATTCCATTTTACATATATATAATATTCTTCAATATCGGTTTGTGGCTGCCATGCCAAGTTAATAACTTTATTATTAGTATCAATTATCATACTATTTAATATTTCAGAAGGAGTATCTTCAGCAATAATTTTATATGCTGGAGACCAATGCGATGTCCTGTTTTTATCTTCAGATATAATCCTATATCTTAAAAGATATTTTCTATTCTCTCCAAAAAAGCCAGGTAACTTTGATTTAGGAATTATAACTTTTTTAATACCAAAATCTGGAATTGACATTATTGTACATCCATTGCAAATCTAAACTCAATATAGTTAGTTGTATTTGCTGCCTTAATAATTGTCTCTGCATTAGTATTTTTTAAAACAGTATACCCAGTAAGTCCATAAATAGGATTAGTTGTGGAAACATTTTCAAATCTTACGGCGTCTAGGCCCACATAAAAATCTTGTGAAGGAGATCCGTTATTTATAACCGTAGAATATATTTTTACAATACTTACATTGTTCCATGTAAAACCTGTGCTTTTATATAATTCTTGAAGTTGTTTTGTTATAACATAATATCTATTATTTGCAAAATCATAATCACCTGCAGACATTATCACTTCAAACCGTGCCCATTCTCCAGTGCCAGCAGAATCGCTTTCTGCAAATTCTAAAAGAATTCTAACTTCATCTGGAACTATTGATGGATCTGGATCTTTATTTATAATAGAAAATGCTAATTTAATTTCATCTGTTGGTGTATTCTTATTAAAGTCCAAAGAAGTTCCTAGTAAGTGAATATGATTTGATCCAGTTCCTATAGACAGATGTCCCCCAGAAACGGTTAGTGCTGAAACATCTCCACGCATCATAACTATATTATTATAAAATCTTGCTCGTTCATATCGTGAGACTCTGTCTTCATTTGTAAAAAGTCTATTATCTGAGTTTGTTTGAAATGCTAAAGATGTTTGATTAATAATATTATCGTTGTTAGGAGTATCTAGTGGTTCATAGACTATAGGTAGTTCCACCGCAGATGTTTGTGTGTGATATTCCCAATTTTCATTTACGGTAAAAGCAAATAAAGATCTGGAATCATATGCTCCAGCAGAAGGATTTGCACCTGCAGAATATATTCCTACCTCTGATATTTCATATCTTTCATCTGTAGGAAGTTCTGCTGTTAGCACAATCTTATCTATACCGTCCTCGTTAACATAACCTCTTGACGTAACTGGAACCCTAAACATTTCAAAATCTAAAGATTTTTTAGCAGAGTAATCTCCAAAAGACTGATTAGTTGCTAATGGTTTTGCTCCGCAGCCAATTGCTATGTAGGAAGCATATGCTGGGGCTTGCCCTATAAGATATTTTGCTAAAATTCCCTTGCCTGTATTTGTAATCATGGATTCACCTCGTATATTGTATCATCTAATACCTCTCCATCGGCAACTATTGAAACTTCAACCTGCTCGTCTGGACCTAGATTAACTACATTAATAACTAAATTACCTGTTTCAGCGTCTATATAAACCTTTGAGCAATCTGGACCCGTACCACATTCTGGAACCCTATTGGCAAAGTTAATAGGAAACTTCTTAAAGTAGTTGGAGTCAATGTCTTGAAGGGCCAATATGTTTTGTGGATTATATTGAAAAAACAGATTTGTTAAATTTTTAATTGGTTGATAAATTACATTTTGTCCGTTTATAACATCTGATCTTACAATAT